CGCCGGATGGTGTTGCAACTTCCCCATGTTTCGGCGCCTCCGCTCCCAAACCCATACCATCGTTTGACTCAATGTTTACAGGCATATCGTCGGACCGGTGGGGCGTCTGCCCTATTCCCGTTTCCGGACCCGATTCGGCCGCTGGCACCCGTTCCGGCACCGGACCGGCCTCGCAGGATGCCCCAGGCTCGATGATCTCCGGCGCCGGCAATGCCTGGCATTCCCCCTTTTCCTCTCTTTTTCCTTCCCCTAAACCCGTTCGGCGGGCGTATTCAGAGCGCAACCAGCGCAGGTATTCCACGACCTCAACGGCCGGCGGCGCGCCGATCGTTTGCAGGCGCGCGGTGGGCGATCCGGATAGCAATTCAGACTTCTCCGACAGGATCCCAAAGACAATTCCCTTGTCCTTGATGGACATTTTTTTGACCTGGACAGGATCGGACAGCATTTCAATTATGCCTTCCACGCACATGCGCGCGGCTTCGCGGGACAGCGTTGACAACCTTCTTTTCTCTATATCTATACTTTCAGGTTCGCGGGCACGGACAGACAACACAGTATTGGGACTGACATGCAGGATCTTCCCGATGCGGATTGCTCCAAGACCTTCAGCGCTTAATGCCACAATAGCTCGATAGGTTTCCTGAGCATGTGCAAAAAGACGCGCGCCAGTGAACTCGGGAGTAGCACCCGATTCTTCGGCAGAAAAAAGCGCGGGATCCATCTGGTCTGAACCAAACAATTTGAGTTGTTGATCGTCAGTTTTAATCAGTGAGTGCATGAGTTGTAGGGACTGGCCGCGGATAATAATGCCGGTATAAAAGACGCGCGACGAACCAGGGTAAAAACACATCCTCGGTTTGATTGGACAAAAAAACACGGCGGCGGCTATTCCATGTCAGACGCTCGCCGGCGGGGCGGCCTGGTAACTGCACAGCGATAGTAACCGGCAGACCTTCGGGCTTGGAAAAAATAGGCAGGGTTGGAATAACAGTAGATATGTGTTGCATTACAAAAGCTCCACACGCACGGCCAGACGACCATCCTGGAGCCGACCGCCCAGGGACAAAAATGCGGCCGGGGTCAAATCAACCACGACGTTTCGGGCCCGGGCACGACGGCCGGGGCCTACGTCCCATTGCTCGACGACTATGGACCGGCCTGTCGCTTGGTTTGTGACCCGAATCTTGCGTCCCCAGGCGCGCCGGCCGGAAGACTTGATCAACGGCGGCCTGAATGGCAGAGCGCACCAGAGCGCGGAATCGTCCAGCCGGCGGCCGCTGGCGGTGATCCCGCTGGTTTCCTCGCGGCGGCAAGACTCGACCGTAAACCATGTCGCAAACCCATTGAAATCGGCATAACCCACCGTTGCGAGCGTGATGAGGACAACGATCGCGCACATCATCGTTTTCATTCACGGACTTTCCTTTCCGGTCTTAACTTTTGGAGGCATCCATTAACAATTTCGCTGGCATTTGACTGGATCAGATTTCATCGGGTCCATCCATAATCTTATTGATCTCAAGCTGGATTTGTAGCTTCTTCAGATCCCGTTTCAAGCGCAGGAGTGGCCAATCAATCCACAACCAGAGCGTCAGCGACAAACCGGAAATACCACATGCCCACGGCAGAAAAAGTATCGGAAGGGCTCGCAAAAGTGAAATATGATCCATTACAAGGAAAGCCAAATAAAGCAAAAGATAATAGATCGTTACACCTAAGCAAAGCAAAAAATGCAAAAAAAATACGATTTTCATTACTACTTCCCCGGCGTTTTGTGCCGCCTTGCCGGCGAACTTAATCGCCGGCCACAGCCGGCGAATCCTCGGCATCGGGTTCAGCCCGATGCTGAAGCAGGCCGCCGCTATCGCGGCGACCCGATCTAAGTCTATCTTTTTCATCTTCATGAGGTTCCTCCTCGCTCTCTTTCGGGGAGCTTTCCCGTTCCCGGATTCCGCCGGGTCGCCTGCCCGCACCTCGCGGGCTGATAGTTACTCGTCCGCACAACCGCAGTACCACCGCTCACCCGCGGGGAGAAACCGCACTTTTTCGCAACAGTCGCACTCGACGGGGACGAGGCCTATTTTAGCTTTTTCTTTTTCCATTTTCGCGGCGAGGTCGTAACTCCCCTATGCTATGAGGTTTTCGTAACTGCCATAGGTTTTTTCTGTTTTCATTTTCATTCTCCTCAGTTAGGGTTGAATCCCTCTTGTTCCCGGTTCCCGCCGGGCCGGTTGTTAAGCAAAAACCCCGCACAACTCCATAGTCATGCGGGGTTTTCCCGCGCCAGTCTTTCGGGCAGGCGTTCCGGCGACTTCTATTTTCCCGCCCTTGCGCCCGGGGCGGGGGGTTATTCAAACAACGGGAACGGACCGCCGTTCCCGCGTGTTTCTTTTTCAATGGCCCCATATAGAGCGCCATCGGCCGCCCGCACCATTGGGCGGATTTCGACCGAAATCTCGCCGGGGATTACTACTTCCCCGGCGTTCTCGATTCGGCCGCGAACAAAACAGTCGAGGCGATAATCCCCGACCTTGTTCGCCTTATCGGCGAACTTAATCGCCGGCCACAGCCGGCGAATCCTCGGCATCGGGTTCAGCCCGATGCTAAAACAGGCCGCCGCTATCGCGGCGACCCGATCTAATTCTCTCTTTTCCATCTTCATGAGGTTCCTCCTCGCTCTCTTTCGGGGGAGCTTTCCCGTCCCGGATCCCGCCGGGCCGGTCGCCGCACTCCGCGGGCTGAGAGTATATAGAGCATGATCTATGCCAACCTGCTACGGAATTAAAAAAACATTAAAACCCCAATGTTTTAACGGGTCAAGAAAAATGTGCCGGTGAAAATCCGTAGCAAGTTCGCAAAAGTTAGAAAATGAATCTAAAAAATGAGAATGGATTATCGGGTATTAGGCGGATCGGATGGATCCGACAAATCCCGTAAATTTTGCTCTTTATGAAAAAAAACATGCCGCAGAATGCCCGACGTTCGACGATCGGTAGAGGGGCCTTAGTGCTATGACCCGGATTTCGGAGAAGCTACACGGCCGCTCGGGCTGGGTGCCAGGTGCCGGAAAACTCGCCGCGCCATGCCATAAAACCACTGCCCGATTGCGGCGGCGAACAACAGGCCCGAACCAATGAGGAGTATGCCGACACCGACATAGACAATGATCGGGAATTTATTCACCGTCCAAACAAATCCTTCGATTAAAAAATAACCGCCGATCATGACAACCAAGATAGTGGAGATAACTATTATCCCAAGTTTCATCCGCTCCCACAACCGCCGGGTCAGGGGCAACACCACCAGGAGGGCACCGGCCAGAGCAGTGACCCCGAGCAACTGGATCCCGAGCTGGCGATAATCAATGGAGAAAACTCCAGCGGCATACTCTCCTATACGCACGTTTTTGGGTGGATGAAAGATCGGCGCACACACGCGCGAGACGATGATTCCAGTATCGTGCGACTTCAACCCGTCGTATAGCCGCTCCTGCCAGGGCGGGACTATGCACATGATGGCCACGGCGAACAGCCACAAAACGATTATTGTTTTCATGCTTTGGAATAAAGCATTAACCATGCCAGGAAGCAAGTAAAAAAATCACCGGGCGGACGGGGGCGCCGTGCGCATCATCTCCTGGAGGACGGCCGCCTTGCCGACACGCGACGGCTGTCGTAAAAATATCCGGGCTTCCGGAGTCTGATATGGAATCCCGGCCCCCTTCATCGCGTAATCGAAATGTGTGAAATAATAGCGGCGCAATTCATCTTCGGGCGATCCAATCAGTTGGCCGGACTGCTGATTAACTGCATAGCCATCGGTGATCTTCGCATATTCTTCCGGCGTCAGTCGGCCGCCGCGGCGTAGGCGCAATACGATCTTCTCTATATCCGTTCGGATTTGCGCCTGCTGTTGCTCAGGAGTCTGTGTTGTTCTTCGGAAGCGTTCATTGAAACCGTTATTAGAAATTTTAATGAACCCGCGCAAAACCGGAAAGCGATAAACGATCTTCTCGAATGTATCCCGCGGCAATTCGTCTGTTGTCTCGGGTTTCCACACTCCAGTCAGGGACGATCCCAACTGATTCAGGGTGAACCAGCCCATCGCTTTCAACCCCTCCAGCCCTCGTAACTTCTCCTGGTCAGTCGTCAACGCCTTCCGCATTCGGAATGTGTCGTAAGGTGTCCCGCCGGCGGCATACATCAGCCAATTCCCGAACGCGCCTGTAATCGGATTGACCCCCGGCAAATCGCCGGCCATGAATTGCGCCAGGTCGCTCAAGCGCTGACCTTGGCGTGGATCGTCCTTCACCTGGCCTGCCACGGCCGCCACACCCATCTTCAACATCAACATAAAATTCCGCTCGCTCTCGGCCATCGGCAGGGTGATATACATAACCTTGTGCTCGGCTTTGTCATAATATCCGATCGGAATACAGAAATTCCGCGCCTTGTCGAACTCCCCGGGCCCATCGTCATACTGCTGTTCCCAATCCGACGCTGGGCCTTTGCGTTTTATGCCCAATGCGCTCATCAACCTGTCCAAGCCGCCGCCGAATACCATATACAACCCGACCATAGGCAGGATGGACCGCCGAAACAGGTTGAGCCCCTGCTCCCACGGCCGCCCCTTCCAGCCGCCACCGCCGAACCATGCCCAGCTTGTTGAGCGCCAGCCCTCCTTGAACGGCCCCGGAAACATCCGCACCCATTCTAACAATCGCCCGGCATCCATGCGCTCCAAAAAATTCGGCGATCCCGCCCATGTATGCACGGCCGTCATCTTCATGCCCTCGCCCATCTCCGGGAACATCGAGTCCATGTAAAGCATTCCGTTAATCTTGCTCATGGCCTCCAGAATCTGCCCGGCATTGCCGCTGGCCGATAAAAACCGCTGGACCGCCCCGCGGTCTGATATATCCGGGACAACCATCTCGCCCCCCTTGTCAGCCGTAGCCATATAACCCTGGTGCGCCGCGATCACGACTCCCCGCCGCAACGCATCCTGGCCGATTGGATTCGGGCGTCCCGTATAAAGGCTTACGGCCGCCTTCCACGCCGGCCGCGCAAACCGGCTATACGCGCCGCCGGCCAGCGGCACCCAATTCCGCCAATCACGCGACGCGCCCGGCATCTGCTGGTTAAACGCCCGCACGTCCCGCCTCCAGGCTCGCGGCAAAAAGTTAGGATTAAACCGCGTCAAAATTGATTTTTCCGCGTTCAGTGCCAACAACATCGCGTCAGCAAACATGCCCATTTCGCTCGGATTCCCGAACGACAGCGCATCTACCAGCACCTTCGGCCCATACCAGCCTGTCAGTTTGCCGTCATGCAGAATCGTCAGCGTCCCAATCCGCTCGTTATCCACCACCTGAATTTCGCGCCGCTTCCCGGTCCATACCATCTTTGCCGGTGCCCATTCCGCCTTCCAGGGCGACTTCTCCGAAGTCAACGCCGCCACCACGCTGAACTTCATGTTTTCGCGCTCGGCTAAGGAAATTAACCGGAACATCTTATTGACCGTGGCGACATACGGACTTGCAATCGGCATGTGCGTTCCGAATTGCTTGTAAATATGGCTCGTAATCCCCATGCCATACCGCGATTGCATCATTGCTCGCAACGGGTCTGCCGGCGGCGCGCCCTTGCGTGATACCTGCCAGGTCGCGTATGCCTCGCGCCGGTCCAGCTCATCGTGCATCTCCTCGCTGAAAATCCCATATCGCCGCAACCGGTCCAGTGCCTCGTCCTTATACACCGCCCGCAAACGCGCCTGGGCTTGTTCCAGGACCGCATAGCCCGCCGGATCCCGACGCTTCATCTCCTCCAGCATCTTCCCGCTGGAATGCCGCTCAAATCCCCACGGCTGGGCCACGTCCCCGATCGCCGGCTGGTCTTCCACCACCCGCTTATGGAACAAAAACTTGTCCAAATCCATGATGGTCTTGCCAGCCTCTGATAACGGCGCCAGGACCTCATTCTGCATCCGCAAATCGGCGCCCCATTGCATCGTCTGCCGATACAAAAACCGGTCCATCCCGCTCAAGGCGCCCCACTTCAACCCTTCGTCCGTCACCTTCACCACCCGCTGCTGCAACGGGCCCAACTGACGATCCAACTGGCGCCGCACCAAGTCTTTCTTCTCCCGCCAGGTCCGCGCCTTCTGCAAATCCGCCCAGGCCTGCACGTCTTTATTGGCCTGCTTCATCTCTGCGGTCAGTATCCGATCGCGTTCCTCATACAGCCCGCTGGTCCCGATCAACTCCATGACCTTCTCATAGGCCGCCTTGAATTCCGGCTTGCGTTGCATGTAGGCGTAAAACATCGAGTAAAACGCCGGCGCCCGCTTCTGGACTGCCGCCGGATTATTCAACAGCACGCTCAATGCCTCGGCATACATCTCCGCCGGATCGCTGGCATAGTATTCCGGGATTGTCTCCGTCCCATGCCACCAGGCAATCATCGGCTTCAATTCCGCCATCAACTCATCATACGTTGCCAGCCCTTCTTCGCCCATCTTCTCCAGCACCATCTCCGTGTAAAGCTCGCTCGTCTTCGCGGCCAATTCCTTGGTGTCCGGATTCTTCCCCAACTCCGCCCGCGCCGCCGTCGCCGCCTCATTCCGCAACTCGCGCCGCACTGCCGGCGGCAGTCCCTCGTCGTCCCCGAGCTTCTTCGGGAACGACTTCTTCATGTATTTCGCCAAGCTCCCGACATGCGCGAAGATATTGCCGCGCCCCTTTACCTCCTCCAACGGCTCAAAATCGCCGGCGTGTCCGATCTCATGCGCCAGGGTCTTCAGGGCGAATACCGGCGGCATGTCCTTCCGCTCCTCCCGCGTCCGCTCCAACCAGGCGTCATATTCCGCTTTGATCTGCGCCTTGACGGCCGGATCGCTCAACGGGCCTTCGGCCGCTTCCGACAATTCCATCAGCTTCTGCGCCTTCTCGAACTTCGTTACCCGGTCATACAGGCTCGCCAGAATCTGGATCTCGCCCTGGCCCATCTTCACCCCTTTGAATAAGCCCGCCGCGCCGCGCATCCCGCCGCGCTTGACTACCGGGTATTTACCCGTCAGTGCCTTTGTCAACTGCACCATTTCCGGCAATTCTATTGGGAATACGCTGTAGCCCGGATCGTCCTCCGGCGGCAGCTTCGGCGCCGCCCGCCCGTATGCCTCGCCCGTCCCCGTCAACCCCGCCGCCACCGGCTCCGGCGGCGGCCCAGCCGGCGGCTTCGCCGCCTCCGCTTCCGCTTCCGGTGTTATCCCCGCTTGGGCTGGCATCTGGCGTCCGGCCTCTGGCATCTGCATTTCCTCCTCGGGCGCCGCCATCCGCGCCCCCGCCGCCTTGCCTTTCGCCGCAGGCGTCTCTAATTGGACGCCAGAAATTTCGCGCAATCGTTTTGCAATATGCAACATTGTCGGCAACGCATTTTCCCACCATTTCCAGTCCTTCTCCCTCTCGGCGGCGATAGTGGCACTATCCCATCGCAAACTTCTGCGATGTTCCGCAAGACTATTTAGCCATTGTTCTTTTATCTGCGCCGCGTTCTCTTGAGTAAGTGGCAGAAGAAGTTTTAATTGTCCTTTAATGGCTGGCGCATCAAATGCATTGAGGGCTTTCCGATAATGCTCTCCAAATTCTTTTTCTAACGCTTTGTGTGTTTTAGTTGAAGCCAATATATTTTCTTGGAAAGAACCCTTTAATTCATCATGCAAGGCAACATATTCTTTAACAGTCAATGGCTTTGATGCAACAATAGATGATTCAGTTACAACATCTACGTCTGGACGATCAAGAACGATATACGCCCAACGTTTCTGTCCATCAGCCGTCGTATAAGCCACTTCCTCCACTTCTGCATAAAGATTTCCTACATAAGTTCTATCGCCAAGCGGTTGCTGATAATCAATGACATATCCCTTCTTTTTAAGAGTATCAACAAATCCCGGACCTTCGCCAACATCCCTCGCCAGATTTTCCCCAACAAATCCATACTTTGATTCAAATTCTTTTCTTTTCTCGGCAAAACCAGTTTGAATATCCTGTTCTTTCCTATAACTTGAGATATACTCCTCATTAAGAGTTTGCCAAGCGGCACGGATGGCGGCATCCTGCTCTGGCGTTACTGGCCCTCCCGGTGCCAGCCCCCGCGTTCCCTCCTCCGGCATACTCGCCATAGCCGCCTCGGCGTCGGCCGGCGCCGCCATCCGCGCCCCCGCCGCCTTACCCTTCTTCTCTGGCTTCGCTTCCGCTCCACGCTCCACGCTCCTCGCTCCACGTGCTTCCTCCTCGGGCGCCGCCATCCGCGCCCCGGCCTTCTTGCCCGGCTTCACCTCCGGCTGACCTCTGACCTCTGGGGCTCTGGCCTCTGCCTTGGCCGCGGGCGCGCTCGCCCCCTGAATAATAATCGGATCGTAATTCCTTTCTTTTTCCGGGCCTAATCCGATCTTCACCCGCTCCTCGCCCACCGCCTGCAACCCATCTGCAAAATAATCCGGATTCAACTTGATCCAGGCGCCTTCTTCTCCCTCCGTCCTCATTATCATCTGGACCGTCATATTATCCGCCGGCTTCATCACCCCGCCGACTTCCACCGGCACTACGATCTGCTTCTGGTATTTCTTCTCCTCCCGCACATTCTCGATAGTTAACTGCCCGGCATCCACCGACAATTTGACCATCGGATTCTTCTTGTCAAGGAACGGCTTGATCTGCTTCAACGCATCCAAAACCTGCTTCTTATCAACCGTCCATGATACCTCCGATTGCGCGGGGATCACCTGCTTGAAATTCGGATATGTTCCTTCCACCAACCTGCCGGTAATCTCCATGTTGCCGTTTTCAACCCGAACCACGGGACTGATTGCCTCTTCACCTTTCCCAACTTTCGGTCTCTCGACTTCCACGCTCATCTGCCAGGCCGGCGCCTGGTCGTCAGCCTCCATGATCTTGCGGATGTTCGACGGCAAAACAACTCGCGCGCCAACCTTCAAGCCGCCCGTGTCGCCCGGCACAAAATGGCGCGTCAATCTGCGCCCATCCGTCGCCACGACCCAGAATCCACCCTCCCCTACTTCCAGCAATGTCCCATTCAATACGGCACGTTGTTCATCAGTGCTTTCCGCCATGCTCACTTTCTTCAAACTGTCCATGAATGCCGGGCCATCCGGAAATCCAATTATTGTCCGTTTCCCAGGCGGCAAATCACCCGGCGGCATATCCTCGGCCGTCATATCCGGCTTCCGCACAAATTCTTTGCCGACCTTCTCATAAACCCCGTCATTCAATACCGACTTCATCCGCACGACCGTCATATTTCTATTTGCCATTTGCGCCACGCCGCCCTTGACTGCCATGTGTTGCATTATCGGCAACACCGCTTTCCGGGAAATCACTTTCCCCGCCATTATGCTCAATGGCTTGGCTTTCGGGAATCCCTTGCTTTCCTTGAGCGGTGCCACCGCCGGCATCTTGGCCGCCGCAGCTGGCACCGCCGCTGGCCGTCTGATAGCCTCCTCTGCCGGTCCCTGTTTCTCTGCCCAGGCCAGCGCATCTTGCGCAGTCTGAAACCACGGCGATTCATACGGCCCGCGCATGACCTTGACCGTTCCTTCGCGCTTGCTGGCTTCCGTCATGGCCGTCCGCGTCTCGGTATCCCAGCCTAACTCGGTAATCCTTGCCATCGCCGCACCCTCTTCTCTTATCTGGGCTGGCATCTGGCGCCCGGCCTCTGGCATCGGCACTTCCGCCCCCGGCGCCGCCGGCGTTACCGCGCCGGCGGGAGTTACCGCTCCAGCCGCCAGTGCCGGTGGTAATTGTGCCTCATACGCTTCTCGCATGGATTTTACATAGGCATCTGGCGCTCCAGTCACATAACGCAACGCATCAACGGCCTTAAAGTGTTTGTCTGCTTCCGGACTCTCAAATATCAGCCAATCATGAAACTCGTTGAATGACATTTTGCGGGTATCTACCGCCCCCGGCGCCGCCTTATCAGTCTCGGCAGTTGCAGGCAACTTTGTCGTTATGGTTACTCCGGCACGGCGAGCTTGCTCTCGACCAATAGCCGCAAGCTCTGCGGATAGACGCCAATAATCTTGCGTTGGTGTGTCGCCCGCCCACCTGTTGATGGCTTCGCTTACCCGCCTATCTTCCCTGCGCAGTTCCTTGTCGGACATACCGCGAAGGCTGTCAGCGTATGGTTTGACGTTTTCCTTGGCTATGTCCCAGGGCTTGGTCGCCCCCGGCGCCGCCGGCGTTACCGCGCCAGCGGGAGTTACCGCTCCCCCGGTGATTACCGGCTCAGCCGGCGGCGCACCCTCTTCTCTTATCTGGGCTGGCATCTGGCGTCCGGCCTCTGGCGTCAATCCGCCTACCGCCCCAATCTCCGCGCCTCTCTCTCCACTCGGCTTTGGCGGTGCTTGAAGTATTCCACCTGGCGCAACCTGTCCTCCGCTTCTCCCAGGCTCCGGTATGGTCCGCCCAGGTTCCGCCCCGCCTCGCTCAACACCTTGTAGCCTCCCTTTACCTTCCTGATCATAACCCCCTCCTGTTGTTGTTGGCTTGCCCGGCATAGCCGCCCCGGCGACGACGGGCACTAATCCCTCCGCCCTCCTGGCTTCCGCTTCTGTTCCTGCCGGCATCTGGCGTCCGGCCTCTGCCGTCTGTCCTTCCGGCGCCCCACCGCGTTCCCTCAATAATTCATCGAATGCCGCCTTGTCACCATGCTTCGCCCGCCAAATCAGATCGCCCCGCTTTAACCGTTCCGCATATTCCGCTTGCGATTGCTTGGTTCTCCATTCGTTTGCCATCCTTTTAGCTTGTTTCGCGGCTTCCGCCCGTGCCGCCTGGCTCCAAGACGGCGTGGAGCGCGTCAATATGCCAAACATGAAATCCTGCATGGCCTGGACGCCCAGCAGTCCCACGGCATAAAGCGGCCAGTCTTCCGGATGCCCTTCATCCGCCGCCTTGGTATGGGCCTCTTGTAGTCCTGCCGTGTATTGCTCGACATTCAATCCGGCGTTCATCAGGATTGCCGCTGTCTTCGCTATCCAATCCTTCGGCAACTGTGACGCCACGCTCGGCACACCCATGTATGCCGCCACATCCATTGCTGATTTTAATTTCTCGTCCGGGGTGCCTGGCGTGCTGGCATAAACAGCTGACGATACTTTGGCGTTCTGTATCGCCGCGGCGCGTAGTCTACTGATGTTCCCGGTCAATTCGCCCGGCTGGGCCCCGCTGACTTTGTGCAACATAGCCAGATTTAACGCTAATGACCCGGCGCCTTCGGCTATCTGTTGCGCGACATAAGCCGGCATACCGCCTTGCTTTTGAATTTCCGCCAGCGATTCCTGGTGTGTCTCGCGCACGGCGTCCATAAACTCATTGGCAATTTGCTCGCCTTGCGCCTTGAGTTGACTTGCCCGCGATTGCTCCAACGGCCGCGTGGCTTGTGGCTGACGCCCAGCCTGGAATGCCTGCATCTGGTCTGGAAAGTTCTGCCATAGATAATCAAAGGCTTTGTCCCGAACCGCGCGCGGCAACCCCGTTATGCTCTCCGCCGTCTCCTCAAGACCTTCGACAAGCCCCGCGCCGCGTTCCGCCAACATGCCCCCCATGCTAACGGCTGACCGCGCTATGTCGCCCATTACCCCGCCTCGTTTTAATAGCGGTTCCCTGGGTGGCGGCGTTTCTGCCGGCTTGAATTCCGGCCCGCGTGTGATAGGCAACCCCATCGCCGTCCGCTCTCCCGGCGCCGCCACCAGCCCCGCCTCCGGGATCTGCGCCCCCGGTGGCGGCTCCTGGAATGGTTGCATTGGTTCCGGCGGCCGCGCCGGCATCTGTTCCGGCTGACCTCTGACCTCTGGCCTCTGATCCTCTGGCCCTCTTCCCCACCCCGGCACCTGCTCGATCAATCTCGTCCTGCCCGGCCCTACTGCTCCAGGATCAAACACAACCGCCCGCCCTGTCCCTGGCTCGACTATGGAGCTCCCCGTCCTCTGTGGCTCAATCCTTCGCCCGCCTTGCTCAATATAACTCTCCGGTGGTCTTATCTGGTCTGGCGTCTGGCGTCCGGCATCTGGCGTCCGATTTGCCGTCACCCTTCGCCCCGCCTGGTCCTCAATATAGCTTGGCGGCCGATCCGGCGAACGATCCGTCAGATCCGTCCGATCAGTCCGTTCCTCATCCAGATACGTCACCCCCGCCATGGCCGGCTTGGTCGCCTTGGCAACGACTTCTTCTTCATCAAGGTAGGTCACACTCATCAGTTCAATCTCGCCCTACGTCCGTTAATCACCACAATATCGCCTGCCACATGTCCCGCCGCCCGCGCACTGGCCTCATCCGGAAACGCCGCTGGCGCGATTACTGGTTGCCCAGCCGTCCCAATCCCTGCCTGTCCTGCCCCTGCCGCCCCTTTCGTCTTTCCACCAAACCAATCGAATAACCCACCAAGTATCCCTGTGCTTTCCGGCTTGGCCTCCACCGGCTTTGGCTCAAACCGCTTCATTAGTTCCTCTTGCTGTGTCCCAAGATTCACCCGCGATCTCCCTCCCAGCGGCGTAGCGTATGTCCGCTTCTTATATTCCGCCCACTCCGGGGAACCCTCCCCAACTCGTTGTTTGAATGCCTCCTCCGCCGCCGATGCCTTCTCCCAGGGCGTCATTCGCGCCGGCTTCCACCCTTCCGGCGTCCGCTCATAATCCTCCTCAAACCGCGCCAACTGTTCCGGTGTCGCCGTCCGCTTGAACTCCTGATAGGCCGCTTCACTTCCCGCCGCCCCCGCCATCGCCTTCGTCGCCGCCTCGCGTTTCGCCCGGGTTTGCGCCAATTCCTGCGCGAATGACGCCGGCATGCTCTCCGCCGCCCTCTGCTGGATGTGCCCCAAAATCTCCTGCCCGGCTCCAGGCAACCGCGTAATGTCCCGTTCAAACTGTTCCCGACTTGAAAACGGCCTTTGCAGGAATTCCGGCAGGTTCCGATCAAACTCCGCCTTCCGCTCCGCCAGCGCCGGATCCCCCTCAATCCCCGTAAATGCCGTCCGCGCCTCCAATAGACTCTCCCCCGGCCTCAAAGTCACCGGCCGCATCACCCCACCCCACGCCATCGGCGGTGACATTGGCATCGCCTCCCCTGCGCCGCCCGGCGGCGCGCCTTCCGTCTTCCGTCTTCCGTCTTCCGTCCCCCGTCCCACCGGCGGACCATTCAACAACTGCTCCACCATGCCCCCGCCCTGCCCCAGAGGCAATCCCGGCACTTGTCCGGGCACAACCTCTTGCGGACTCGCACCCAGCCACTTCCCTGAATATGGTCCTTGTTGTGCATTCACTTCCGGCGTCAAGAAACGATACCGGGCGTCCCCTCTCTGAAATTCCGGTATATCGCTCGTCCGTAAATAGTTGTTGAATGCCGTCCGTGTCGGCCTTAACCTCTCGTCTTCATATATGTTCGCCATATCAGCCTCCCCATGTTACCGCTCCGCCATTGTCGTCGTGCTTGCAAAACTCAAATTTCCAATCCTCAACCGGCCATTCTGACGCTATCGCTAACTGAGAATCTCGGTCTATGCCTTGCGTCCACGGAACCGGCAACGGTGGAAAATGTAACGTGCTCTCTGCATTCTCAAATCCTGCTTGCCAAACTGTATCCTCACTTATGTCATCAATCTCTAATAAGAGATTTTTACCAGCTACCAAATCACCCCCGCCGAATTGTTGCCACAACTGATAATCACCCGCTCCATCCCAATATGCCCAAATCTTGACATCATGCGGAATGTCGGCATATCCCTGATAGATCAAAAGCTTTGGGCCGTTGTGCGTATTAGTTAGTCCGTTATAGCCATCAGTTGCCCTTGAATACCAAGCGCCCAAATAACCCGTTCGGCGCGTGTAATTCCGGCATCCCCTCGTAATCGCCCAATATGCGGCCAACGTAGCATCCTCCACGGCGCCTACCGTTTCTGTCCAATCATCGCGTGCTCGTTGACATGCAATCGCGTGTAACCCCTCAACATACTCTGTTGTCCACCAGGAGGGTGCTGAAATATAATACCCGTGGTTATCGGTGTATTCCGGGTCTGAAAACCCAACCGCGCTCCCAGCATATCTTCTTGTATCTCCTATATTTGCCTTCTTCCACCTCAACACCTGCAAGATTTTATATCTATCAATCAGTAATTCTGGGTATATTCGCGTCGCCCCTTCCGGTGAACCATAAATAGGATCGCCACCAGTAATCCGCGCCGGCACAATCTGTAACTGATTTGTTACCGGATCATACCCCACACCTGCCGCCTGGAATATCGCCGTCGGATCGTCGTATGGAACAAAAAAGGGGGATGTATCTGACAGTGTTCCATAAACCGATACCGGATGTATCGGCCCCTCCACACAATAGCCTAACTGCCATATCTTGTCATCAATCGCCAACAACAATAAACTCGCCGGATAGTTGTCCATCAGGTTCGCCACATACCCGCTCACTTCATTCAACACCCCATCTGGATATGTTCGTTCCGTCCACTTGCTAATCGGCGCATACGGAATATGCTCGTCCGTCGAAAACATGGTCTCGTCAAATATCGTCGGACTCACCAGATAGCTCCCATCCGGCTGTTGTGTCGCTAAACACCGCTCAATGATGCCCTGTAGGAGCGTATACATGTCCACCGGCTTACAACGCCAATCGCCCGCCCGCTGATAAATCGGCGTCCCCGTAACATCCAAGCCCTGTATCACATGCAACCCGCTGTCCGTCGCATAAGGTAATGACAGTTGAAAATCCATTATGAATACATCCCGTCAATCTGAATCACGCCCCGATGATACGTTACCAACGGCACTATAGTCTCCGCTGTCAACGTGAAACTCTGCAATGCTTTCACGTAAGTCCCGCTTGCTGATACCGGAAAATTCGCCGCATTCGCAATCCCAAAACTGATTCCGCCAGTTGCCAGCGTATAAACCACATAGACAATCTGCCCCGTCTCCGTTATCGTGCAGGTCTGCTCCCCTGCCTCTCCAATAAAAACCGTCCCCTTAATCACCGGTCCGCCGTAGAAGATCGCCGAAAATCCGGTTATTTCCTTTATCGTAAACGCATCCGCATATTCCACGGCTGGTTCCGTTCCCCCCCCTTCCGTCCCCCAATACGCCGTCGCTGGTATCCCTGGCGCCCCTTCCCCTAATTTCAATACGCATCCAGCCTGCTTGTTCGCGCTCGTATTAGGGAAAGAATCCAGATTCCTGAACTCTGCCGGCAATTCTTCTTTGACGATCGCGCGCGCCTCGTCTGCCGTAATAAACATCTGCTTGAGGTCCGCAATAACAGCCAGGACTTCAGATAAAGGAACCATTGGCTCTTTATTGTCAGGTCTGTCTTCTGGCAAGATATTGTTTTCTATACCCATACCGGATCCAATCCTGTCGTTGTGCTCACTAAAAGATCGTTGCGTGACTGCACGTTTGCCATCCAAAGATTATTCCCTGCCTTGTAAACACGGCTTCCATGATCCACGTTCACCCCGCCAATAGCCGCGCATATTGTTGGCAGTGCCGCCGCCGCCAGCGCCGCGGTTAAATAAAATCCTATGCCGTGATATATCCGTTCTCGATAAATCCAATATGAAGTATAATAAAACCTTTTTTCCGTTGAGCTATATTGCAGGTTGTTGATCCGGTAATCGTTTCCGTATGTCACCCATGAGACTGTTCCCGCGCATGACTTCGGTATGGTCGCCGTCATTGTCCGTTTAACATAGTCATACTTGTGAAACGGATTCATGTCCCCATCTAAGGTAACATCCGCATTATCAACCGCCGCTATCTCCGGCATTGCATCGGCATTATGCCCTTTTTCCGTTGTCGCTTCAACGTCATCGCTGATTGCGGATGTGAATGACGTTGTTCGCGCTATCGCCGTGCGCTCTCTTGCTTCTGTCTTGGTGTTCCCAGCTTCCGTAGGCAGATTTATGCTTTCCTTGATTTTGCCGGCTTCATGCGTGGGTGTCCCTAATGCTGACGAATTCTCCGTATGCAGCGCTCGCGTCCCGCTCTCAAATGCGCTTTCCTCGTAACTGACTTCCACCTGGTCCTTCGGCACAATGGTCTCTACCACGTTCCGGAACTTCCCCGCTTCCGTCGGCGTTGATGTGCTCCGCACTATCGTCCCCGCCACCGCGCTCTGTGCCCCGGTCTCTGCCGCCGCCTCGGTGTGCGTTACCTTGCTGGCCGATGCCGCCGCGCTATCGTCCCCCGCCGTCGCCGTCTGGTCTTTGACCGTGATGGTCTCTACCGTATTCCGGTATTTCCCCGCTTCCGTCGGCGTTGACGTGCTCCGCACGATCGTCCCCGCCGCCGCGCTCTGCGCCCCGGCCTCCGCCGCCGCCTCGGTGTGCGTTACTTTGCTGGCCGATGCCGCCGCACTGTCATCCCCCGCCGTCGCCGTCTGGTCTTTGACCGTAATGGTCTCCACCACCGTCCGCTCATTCCCGGCCTCGGTCGGCTGGGCAGTTTGCCGGATGATCGTCCCAGCCACCGCGCTGGGCGCCGCCAATGCGGCGCCTTCGGTATGCAGAACCTTGACGGATCCCGCCGCCGCACTGTCATCCCGCGCCGTCGCCGTCTGGTCCTTCGGCGTCGTAGTCTCTTTCGTTGTCTGTTCCCGCCCAAGGTCCGTCGGCGTCGCGCCTACCCGCACAATCGTCCCGGCAACCGCCGTCCCGCTCGGGATGCTCGGATTGTAGGTGTTAATCACCCTCTGCTTCGTCCAAGCGGCACAATCCTCGTTAATCGTGATTTCCTTTGTGCCCTTGCTTAATTCCTGGTAAAGGAGCCACACTAATCCCGCCGCCCCGCTCGCCACTAACGGATTGTCATTCCCAGGCCGATACCGCACCCGGCCGGCATACCATGTCCCCGTCCGCGCCCACCTGGTCCCGGTCATCGGGCTCGCCACCGTCGTCATGGCCTTGAGATACGCAATGCACCCGTCCAGGTCATCCTGGCCCACTAACCAATACCGCCAGAACACATCTTCGCCGCGGCCCTGGTCTTCCTCCGCCTCGGATAGCCGTGCCTTATTCTCCGCTAATATCTCCGCTATGCTCGCCGCTTCCATTCTTTCTTCCCTTAAATGATCCGCCCAATCCGTCCGATCCGTCCGATTATTTCAGTTCAATCATCCTCACCAAATTCGTCACCGCATTGGTCCAACACCCACGATGCCCCAGCACAAAATGGCACCGCCTGCACAAACACACCATGTTGTTCGTGTCTCGCGCCCGCTCCGGCCATAAATGCTGGGGATAAATGTGATGCACTTCAATATCATTCGTCGCCCCACACCACGCGCACGGCGCCACCACGATCCCCCACTCGCTCGTCGTGCCCACCGGCCCGCTATAGGTGGCTACCGCCAGGACCCAGGCCAGGGCAATTATCAGTCCCATTCTTCCCATACGTCCTTTCAATTCCACGCCCCATATGTCCACGGCAAATACCCCGTCAATCCCTTGCGCTGGGCGGCCGCTTCCGGCGTTTGCGTAAATACCGTCCATTCCCCGGCAATCAACGCCTTGCCCGCCGGCACAATGTGGTCGCTCACTGTCTTGTATTCAGCTCTCAAAGCATCAACGGAAATGTCTTGCCCATACTTCGGATGATGCCCCCACTCATAAGCCAGCCCATTGATGTTCGCGCCCATCGCGTGCTCCCAGCCCTGATTATGCAATATCACAGGCTTGCGCGTGAACTCATGGTAAATACTGGCCGCCGCGTCGCATACCCACGGCTCCCAAAACTCCGATACCTCCCAGCCTGCGCCCCAAAAGGGAACCAGCGGATCGAGCTTGTTCACTACCGCCTTGATGACCCTGCGAAACTCATTGGCATCCAACTGTGCATATTCCGAACCCTTGTTACAACAGTGCCCCATCGGAATCGGCCAGATACCCCAACCCTGAATAATCGCCAGGCAATACGCATACCACCGGTCTAACTTCGCCTCGTCAATCTCTCCTCGATACTTGCCGCCCATCGTAGGATATGTTCGGCTGAAATCATTGGCAATATAAAACGGAATGCAAGTCGCGCCAACCGACTTCTGATAATCCAACATCCTCACAAGCTGGTCCACCGGCGCATTATCTTCCAGAAAGAACAACGTGTTTGTGTAGCGGCCCGGATACGTGTCAAACGTCCCAATCCCGTATTTGTCAGCATCGGCGGCGGGATACAAAAACCGGCAGTTAAACACTGTCGGCATGACAGGCAACGACGCCGCAAACTCCAGCGAAGTCGGTGGCACATTGATGAGCGGTTCCAATTTACTCATGGCTCCATATCCTCCGGTTTTCGTTTCTTCCACAGCCACCAGCCAATAGGCGATTGCACCGCCAGATACATCGTCCAAGCCAGCGTCTTCCTGCACCCCAAATAAAGCATGATCTCCTTGAATACCGCATTCGCCTCCGAAAATCCTATCGGCCGGCCGCCAATCTTCCGATGCGCGCACAGCCAATCGTGGAACAGCGCGGCAACGCCGTAAGGATTTTCCTGCGTCCCCGCTGGCGGATACAGCCACCACAACACCCTCGGCACACTCGCAAAATCAAACACAAACCCAGGCCGCACCGTCGAAACCTCGCCGCCGGCCGTGCGATAGGATAACGACGATTGCAACCGCCAATTGTGCGCGTCAATGTATTCAAGACACAAAGGCCAGCCCGCAAAGCGCTTCTCCGGATCAGCGATCTTAAAGGTCTTAATTTCTGATGCCCCCATTTTACCCTCCGTCTTCCGTTCCTTCCGTCCTTCCGTTCTTCCGTCCTTCCGTTCCCTCCCCCGCTGTGATCTTCTCCTGCTTCCTCTCCCATTTCTCCATTCGCCGGATGTCGGAGCGGAGCAGGAAAGCATGGTCCTCTAAAATCTGCTTGTCATGCGCGTCCGAAATCAACGGCAACGCTTCCTCGCACTGCGCCAGACATGTCCGTAAGGTCGCCAAGTATGTTGGCTCGCTCATTTAACCCTCTCGTTCAACCTCGCCAACTGCTCTACCAGACCTCGTAATACTTCGGTTTGTTTATCCTGGCTTTGCCGGGATTTGTCCGCCATCCTAAATGCCAACCAAACGCTCCAGCCGGCAAGGACGATCAACGCCATTGTTACGGGCCATTTTCCGACAGCCTCCAGACTTTCAGGAGCGACAGGCATTTGCGCGATTACTCCCGCGGCCACTGTCGCTCCTACTCCAACGCTTTCGAGCAAAACCATATCTTTACCCGCCCTTCCTTTTGTCGTTTCGCTCAAGCACAATCATCCAAATCCACAAGCCGATCATTATCGCGGCCATGCTACCGGCCGCCCAGAATGCCGCAATAAGGTCTTTCGTTATGATTATTGGCTCCATACGCGCCTCCATGACTTCGACAGCCCACTACACGCGCCCCAGGCCAGTAGGACAGGCGACGCTACCAGCACCAGCACCAGCACGAGCGCCAGCAGGCTCCGGTGAAACTGTTCAAATTTGGTTTCAGGGGTCATGGTTAATACTTTATGATGTAGTTCAAAACGATAAACGGGGGCATATTCTCGTGTGGAGAGTTACTCCCCCGGGATGACGTCCAAATATCCGGGTCCCATGAGGCGGCAGCAGGATATTTATAATCTGAACCTGCCGCAAGGTTATTGACAGCGCCGCGGTGGTTGTGCGCGTGAGCTGGCATCTGGGCAATGGTAAGCGTAACTTGTTCCTCGCCGTCAATTTCACCTACTGTGCGTAATGACAAATCCGAACCTTGCCCAGCGCCTACCACAACACGCGATTGCAGGTTCGGTAATTTTCTCACGTATGTTGAAGACTGCCATACGGGACCCAAGGCTTCATAAAGCGCGGGATAAGCAGAATTGGTTATAGCCCGGCCATCGCAGACCATCCAGCCAACAGGTATATTATTGGTCCCCGGCCACTGCATTATGCAACCCGCCGGGACAAGACCCGGACCGCTATTCGGTAGCGTAACGCTTTGTGCTTCGATATTCGCCGCACCAGTAATCGCCGCCCCTGCCATATTCAAATTGCCCTTAATTTTCGTTGAGTTCGGTTCGGTGTTAGTTATATTTGAGCCAATAACTACAGAGTTTGATGCCGCAGCAGACATTGCTCCAATAGCTACGCCATAATCACTACCACTTGCACGATTGCCTATCGCTACGCCGTAATTCGTTCCTTTTGTTCCTACGGAATTCCACACTAATTGAGAATCAGTGCAGCCAATAGCAACGCCATAATCGTGTCCTCGCGCTGCCGTTCCGACAGCCACACCAAAACGACTGCCTAATGTTTGGCTACCAACTGCTATGCCGTAATTTGTGCCTTCCGTAAAAAAAGCATCCTGATGGCTTGAACCAATTGCTACACCATAGTTTTGGCTTTTTGATCGTGTTCCAACTGCTACGCCATAATTTTGCCCGTAAGTTGATAAGCCTACTGCTACGCCATAATTTGTTCCATTCGCATTATTTCCTACCGCAGTCCCCCAACCAACGGAACTTGCGCCTACACCAAGTGCAACTGCGGAATCTCCGCTTTCAGCCCCCCATCCAATAGCAACCCCGGTTCCATCGCCATAATCCGCTTCATAACCCATTTCAACACCTAAAGCGCTTTTTAACAACGGCCCATATCCTAAAACCCTATCCACTCCCGTCAAATGCGATTCCACATTACCTACGCCCGTATAATTCGTCGGTTGCAGGGTTACGTTTATCTCGCTCGCATTCGTCGTCCCACCCCCCGTCGGCCAATTCGTCCGGCTCACCCCGCCAAAAATAACCGCGTTCGTCTGCAAGTCGAACGTGCCGGATAACCATACTTTCTCGCCATCCGTCTGAACTCCCGTCCAGGCAATAGCCCGCACCCCGATCAACATGATCAGTCCAATCAGTCCGATATGTCCAATCCGTCTCATTCCTCTCATTAATTGTCCCTCCGCAATACTTCTACCCAAGCCGACCCATCCCAGGTGAAGCTAATCACGTCCCCCAGCCCTATCTTGAAGTTCGGCACTACCGCCGTATTCGTTAGCGTTACGGTGTCTGTGTCGTCCGTCCCACGTATGGTCAACACCTGCCCTTCCGTTGCTCCATCTGCCACTGTCGCCGTTACCGGCGCACTGTCGCCAACTACCTTGACATTCGCCGCCGATGCCGGCACCGCGCCGCCTTCTGCTATCGTCTCCACGGCGCCCAACGTCAATACCATCGTCCCGCCAACTTCCAGCCCGCCATTCAACGTCAGCTTGCCGGCCTTCGCTTGTGCGCTGTCATTAGTCAACAGCACACCAGTCAACCCCGCCGAACTCAAGTTTGTTAACGCACTGCCATCCAACGCCGATAACACTCCGCCTGCCGCAAGGTTTGCCGCATTCAGGTTGGTTATCGCATTGCCGTCTATTGCACTTGCCACCGAGCCAGGCACAAGATTAGCCGCATCCAAACTTGTCGCCGCCGGCAGGTTGGTTATCGCCGAGCCGTCAACCGCCGGCATAACTGTTCCAGCCTGTAACTTCGCCGCATCCAGCGAAACTATGCCGTCGCTGATAATGTTCGTCAAACTGCCGCCATCGTCGGCCGCCAGCTTTTGCAAAGCCGCGCTCAACCGCGCGTCGTCCACCGTTCCCGTCAGGTTCCCGGCAGGCACATTCGTCCCGGCACCCAAGTCAAGCGCCGGAATAGCCGTCCCCGCCTCCAGCTTGGAAGCGTCCAGCGAAACTATGCCCCCGCTCGGTATGTTCGTAATGCCCGCACCGTCAATATCAGCGGTCTTCCAGTTCCGCAGATAATACGTCCCCTGCCCATACAGGTCCCCGTAGCTCCAGTTTGTCCCGCTACCATCCGAAAGCACTCCGCCAATCGCCCATGCCGATCCGGTTGTTGCCGCCACTATTCCAGCCACCAGCCATAATTTCATTCTTTTCATCGCTCGTTCCTTTCTGTTTGTTTTTACTTATCCACCCTTCTCATTTCCCGCCACGCGCCGTCCAAAAACACAAATTGCAAAATGTCATTTTCCTTGAGGAGATAGTGCAATTCACAATCCAAAACCACTCCCGCCCCGTTCGTCAGTTGTATTCCACCGCTCGATGCCGCGCCCCGCATATACATCATCATCCCTTCCGTTATCCCATTCGTCTGTATCTGCGGATTCCCCAGGCTGATCAGCGTATTCGTCGTCGTTACTACCAGGTTTCCATACGGCTCTATCGTCGCGCCATTCGTTAAAACCTGCTGACTGCTCGCCAGAACCACATAGTTCGACGCCCGGACTGTCCCCACTTCCCAATCCCCACCGATCCCCACTCTCCTGAACGCATAGTTCCGGATCCCGTTCATCAGGTTTTCACTGACATGACAAAACTCCGGCGCCGGCTGTTGCGGATACCCCACCGCATTGCTCGATAACGCGCACACCGGCGCATACCCGACGACCATACCCACACGCGATGTTCCGCTCTCCGCATAGGCCACATCCACCGTCACGTTGATCGTGCCGGCCGCCACTATGTTCGTTATCTGCCATGCGTCCACATCCCCCAATATGGTCTCGGTAAACAGGTAATGGCCTGCCTCTATGTCGGTCCCAACTCTGCCGGCCACCGAATAATCCCGAAACTCGCCTACCACCCGGTAACTTGTCCCGGCCGTCCATTCGCTCCACGCTGTGATTTCAAGCTCACCCTGCACCAGCGGCTCCGCCGCCAGTGCCGCAAAGCAAGTTATCCCTAAAATTAAAAAAAAAATGTTTTCATCAAAACCCAAATCTGCAATGGTTAATTGTTGCCGACGATAGTCCCTGCACTATCATTCGATTGAAATTGACGGTATCCAAACTGCAACTCGCCCCGGCGATCAATGCCCCTGTGTCTTCCCGATACGCCTGGAAGATCGCCCCCCATCGGTCCGCCGCGCTCGCATTCGCCATGTCGCTCGTCCCTGTGTCCAACGTAAAACTGCTCCCATTCGCGCCATTCCACCGCACTCTCATACTCAAGACCCTGATAGTCTCCGGTATGGCCACATACAATGTCGTGTTCGTCCGCGTTACGGTTACATTGGTTCCGGTTGCCAGGACTTCAACTTGCTCATCCGCCGTGGACATTGCCACGTAGCGATATGCGAAATTCGTGCCTTGCGCGCCTACCGGTATCACAAACCCGAAGATGGCCGCATTACTGCTCCCGGTATTCGTCACTATCGCCGCACTCCCTGGCGCACCGTTGCTCGTCCACGCCACCGCTATGCTTCCTGCCACGCCGTCCACACCCGGACTTCCCGTCGCTCCTGCCGCCCCATTGCTTCCTGCCGGTATCATAAATCCGAAGCTGGCCGCGTTACTGCTCCCCACATTCGTTACCACCACCGCGCTCCCTGGCGCCCCGTTGCTCGTCCACGCCACGTCAATGGTGGCCGCCGCACCATCCGCGCCATCTGCACCCGCGGGACCCGTAGCACCGGTCGCACCCGTCGCCCCTGTCGCGCCCGTCGCACCCGTCGCCCCGTTGCTTCCCACCGGTATCACAAACCCAAAGCTGGCCGCGTTACTGCTCCCCACATTCGTTACGCTGGCCGCACTGCCTGCCGCCCCGTTACTCGTCCACGCCACGCTGATCGTCGCCGCCGCACCCGCCGATCCGGCCGCCCCGGTCTCACCCGTCGCCCCTGTCGCGCCCGTCGCCCCCGTTTCACCTGCTGGTATCACAAACCCAAAGCTGGCCGCATTCGTCGTCCCCACATTCGTTACCACCACCGCGCTCCCTGGCGCCCCGTTGCTCGTCCACGCCACCGCTATCGTCGCCGCCGCGCCATCCGCGCCATCTGCACCCGCGGGACCCGTCGCACCGGTCGCACCAGTTGCCCCGGTCGGACCGGCGGGCCCGGTCGGTCCCACTATCCCGCTCGTTACCGCCACGCTCCCAATGTATATCTGCTCCGCGTATATCTTCCCGGCAACGTAAACGTCCCCATTGGTTATCTGCTTGATATACACATCGCTCACTACCGAATTAGTCAGCCCATTCCCGTATATCCCCAGCGTCACCGTCTGCGTCGCGGTCGCGCTTGCCACAAAGTAATTGCTGACCGCCGCCGCCGCTGTCCCTTGCAATACCAAGCCGTCCACCGCCATCGTCACTGAACCATACGCCGTGCTCTTGCTGAATCCTGCCAGATAGAGCTTATTCTGCCCTACCGCCACCTCCCCCGTCACTACACTCCCTGCCGTCGAAACCAGCCCGGTATATATCCCTGTCAAGTCGCAGATGTTCGCCCCGGTCGCCCCTTTCCGCCCTACCCGCAACCCGTCAATAATACTGCCGCTCCGGATAAACCGCCCGCTCACTCCGTCATAAATCGCCACATCCCCAGCCGCCACCGCCCCCTTCGTTGCCACAGTAGGATAATTTTGCGCCCAGCATGTGCCGGCCACAATCATCAGCAGTAGTGCGTTTATTGCTTTCCTCATGCGATCCGTCCAATCCGTCCGGCCTCACTCCGAAAACGGCTCAATCCTTACCACCCCAGCCTCACCGCCCGCGGCCTCAATGAATTTCGCGCATTCCACCGTCCGCCGATGCCAAACCATCGGCGCGCTCGTTACCGGAAAATACACCCCGGCGCCCGCGCTCACGGGATCCGTGCCGTCAAACGTCGCCAACACCGCCTTGGTCTTAACGCTGACGTAAAAATGGCTGGCCTTTGCATGTAGCGCGGAGGCCTCCACTACTGTCCCGCCTACCGCAATTTCTTCGCCCAGCGCTCCATCCCCCGTCGGCCTCAACTGCCCTTCCAAATTCACTACTCTCGCATTCATGTCTTCCCTCCTTGTTTTGTTCCTCCATCAACCATTGACCATCATCCATTAACCATTCCGCAAGGTTATCTTCCAAAGATAACTTTCCTCTGCACTCCCTGTTGGTCCACTATCCTCTCTTCCAAACTCTGCAACTCGTTCTCCGCCCGCGCCTCGGCCTTCGCGTGTTCTACCGGGTCCAGCACGTATTCCGCGTGCGCGCCATACTTGATGGCTGTCTTCAAAAACGCCGGAAAATCTACTTTCACCCAATAGTCAGTTTCCGTATATGGGTTCCTGTTACTGTTTACCTGGAGCGCCTTGTAGCTCTCGCCGCTGGTCGCGTAATAACACAAGTCCCCTATCGCATAGGCTGTCCCGGCATCCCATTCGGTCAGTGAATACTCCGGCACTGGCGGTCGAAACCAGATCCACGGCCGCGCAGGCGCCTCGTCAGCATTCACCAAAAGCGCGTCGCCATATAAAGCCACATCCGTCACTAACCCAGCCTTCCGGTATATCCGCGGGTCCTTCTCAAATACGCAACTCCCCAAATCTACCGCCCCAATCTCGCTCTCGCCTTCTTGCTGAAAATCTATCGTCCTTAGAAACTCCTCGCCCACTTCTTCCCACCAGTTCGTCTCCGTCTCCGGGTCTTGCCCCACATTCCCATCCTGTAAGCTCACGTAATACTTGTCATCCCCTTCGGATGTCTCAAAATATACCTCGTCGCCCGTTGCGTAGTTCAACGTCACGTCCCAGGCCGCCCGATATTCTCTCTGCTCCGCCAGCATGATCTCCGGCCAGAATGTCCTCTGCCATGCCGCAATCATCCGCTCGTTGATGTATTCGGCAATCTGCGCCATCTGTGCGGCGCTATAACTCGCCGTCAGCGGGTCTATCCCCCGCATCCGCACTATCGCCTCATACACACTCTTTATCGTGCAGGTTTTCATAAAAAATCCGTCCGATCAGTCCGATATGTCCGAACGTCCTATTTCCGTCTTCCGTATTCCGTCGTTCCGTTCTTCCCCCACACTTTCCGGTATGTCACCTTCCCCAGCCTGTTCCTCATCGCCTTCACCGTCCGCGCCCCATCCTGTATCCCAAACTCGCGCCGATCCTGGTCTTTCCAGTATTCTTCATCTTTCATTACGTCGCGCCCGCACCCGTCCACCGCATTCATCACCGCCACGGTGGAAAGTTGCCTTTTCAATCGCCCGGTCTTCCCTATCCGCCGAAAGTCCTTGCGTTGCATTGCCAGTTTGCCGTCCAAGACCCGCGCCGCGGCCAACTCCAACCGCCTGCGCTCCAGCACCGCCCCCATGTCCACCGCCAACCCCAGCGCCTCTCTCGAATATCCACTCATTTGAAATCTCCAATCTGAAATGTTAAATCGCCTTTGCCGCCGCCGGCCTGCCCTCCATAGCTCCTGGAGCGAAGGAGGGCAACGCCCGCGCCCCGCCTTCCCGCCCAATCTGCACGTTCTCCCCATACTGTTGTGCCAATACCTGCAATCTCTGCAACCGGCTTTGCATGATCGCCAGCTTATCCGGCGCCATGTCCTTGTAAATGTCCGGATTCATCTGCTCCATGTTCTGATATAACTGTAACCGCAACTGGTAATTGATGCTCCCATCGTCCGGCAGGTCCGGCTCGGTCCCCGCCCGAATCTCCTGGTATGCCTTGATCTCGGCCAGCGCTTCCGCCTGGTTGGCCTGGTCCACGTCTAACAACGCCGCATCGGCTAATTCCGGACTCAACCGCCACAATAACGCGCTCACTATCGGCGCGGTCTGGATGGTCTTGTCCCGGTCTATGGCCAAGAGCATGTCCTTCACTATCCCACCCACTTTCTCTAAATACTCGGGGTCCAAGTCCTGTGGATTGAATTGCAAATCAATGTCAAATTGGCCTTGGATTTCTTCCCGGCTCTTGAATACCTGCTGGCCTTGCTTGTTGGTTATCCGCGCCAGCATTTCATCAGGCATATACTGTTGGCATAGTTGGAATACCTGCGTCAACGCTTCCCGCAAGTTCATCAGCCACCATAAAACCTTGAATTCCCTCTGTAGTTGCACGATGTCCGGCGCCACCTCCGGATTGGTTCGCCCGAAATACTCGTCCATTTGTCGCCGCATTTCTTTCATCATGTCCACGACGGTCTTGGGATACGCTGGCGGCTTCATCCACTCGAAATCACCGTCCCGCTTGGCCTGTAGCTCAATCAACGGCCTGATATGCAAGGCACCCATTCTCTGCCGGTTCCGCGTGATTATCGGCGGCACTCCGGCTATTTGCGCATGGTCCCCAAAGCTGTCGCAATAGAGCTTCATCAGCCCTTGATATGACCCCGCCAATTCCGCTAAGCCGCGCGAATCGCATAGCCGGCTGGTCAGGACTTCTCGCTGGAATGCGTGCCCGGGATACCCGCCATGCGCATAATCAATCAGACGCCGCTCGGTCGCGGCCTCGTCCACGTCGTAATGGAATACCACAAAATACTTGCCCGGCACTCCATCCTCATTCGTCGCCGTGTAATAGGCCGTAACGATCTGATATAGCCCTTTGTAATGTATTGCCTGGCGCGTTACTATGTTCCCATTCTCATCCCTGATGTATTCCGGAAATGCCGCCACGCTCTCATGCCCGCCTTGCCGGCTCCCATCGCTTTGCCGCTTGCCTATTACGGCCTCCACAAAGCTATCACTCCAGCCCTGGCTGATCTTGCGCTCGATGATCTGTGTCTTGGTCAGCCATTCGGACTCAAAATAGACCCGCGCTTTCTGGAATTCAGTCGTGTTGAGCGGGATATACCAATCCTCATAAAGTCGCTTAGCCTGGATGTCCGGCCCGTTCTGCCTGACATACGGCACCGGAAATTCCGCCGCGCCGCGCTCTCTTAATTCCTTGATCACCTTCTTCGCCCGCGCCGGCCGAATCCCCGGAAAATACTCCATCAGCTTCGCCGTCAAAAATTCCTCGCCCAACTCCTTGCTCGCCAATGCCGCCTTGAAATCCTCCGCCGCCTGCATCGCTTGTCTTTGAAGATCCGTCCCATCTGTCGGATTTGTCTGGCCGCTTTCCTGCAAAACGTCCATGACATTTTGCAAATACAGTTCCATCAACTCATCCGCCGTCAGCGTCTCCATCTTCAACGCCGTCTCGCGCCGCCAGGCTATCCCCAATAACCCCACCGCCGGACTGTCCCCACTCACGTAATTCGCCAATTTCAGCAGTTCCCGAATCCACTTGACGCCCCAATAGTTCCGGATCACCCACCGCATCAAAATCGCCATGTTCCCGGCCATCCTGCTGTCCGTGCTTTCTATGGCCTTGAAATTGATCTGCGCCCGCATTGCGGCCACCAGCATCAGCATCACGTCTTCGTTGATCAGCATGTCCGCTATCCGCACCCGCATATCGCTGGCGCCCTCAAACGGCGCCGGCTCCTCGTCGTCATTCACATCCGCATGTTTTAACCCGTCCGCCGATTGCTTATCCCAACGACAAAAACGGGTGGACTCCGTGTCCACCCGTGTCGCCCAAATCGTATTCCGGCTCTCCGCCACTATCTGATCCACTTCCGCCTTCAACTCCGTCAAAGTCGGCTCGGTAACAAGGGCGTCCCCGCCATCCGCTTTAACTTCGTCAATGGGTCTGTTCTCGTCTGGCATTCGGTGTCTCCCACTTTCAAAATGTCATTCCCGCTTTCGCGGGAATCCAGCCACCAGGGACCCGGGCGCTTACCGCCGCCCGGGCCCCCGTCCTTCGATCAGTCGGATCCGTCCAATCCGTCCGATCTCTTGCCTTACCGTATCACCTTGAAGTAGAACCGCACTTCGCCGGCCGTATTCTCGCTCAACGCATTCTCCGAATTCGGCGTGAACACGAAATCAATTGCGTCATCCGCCGTATAGACCTTGCGCCCGGTCGCGCTGTCCGTCAATGCCGTCACCCGCGTCTGCGATTCGGCCTGAATCGTCACGCCGTCAACAACGTCATCCGTGGTCGTTCCCAGCGTCTTCGCCGCCTGCACCACATTGCTCGTAATACTGGTCATGAAGTCGCCAGTCTCTAATGTCGCGCTCGCCAGCACATCGTCATTCTGCGCCGTTACTCCTGTCAGACCATCCGCGGTCTCTAATGTCGCGCTCGCCAGCACGTCGTCGTTCTGCGCCGTTACTGTCGCAAGGACGGTGAATATATTAGTCACGCCGTCAACAACATTCGTAATGTCAATCGTTGTATATGTTACGTTCGTCGTCGCCGACTTCGTGGTTGTCGCCACATTCGTTCCAAACGCCTGCGCTGTCGTTGTTACGTTCGTCGTCGCCGACTTCGTGGTCGTCGCCACATTCGTGCCCGCTGGCGCAACGCTCGGCGTCACGCTATCCAAACAGTCAATCTCGCTGGCAACCGTAACCCCCGCCAATACCGTGGCCGTGCTAAGCGCCACATTGGTCATGTTCGTGCTTGTCGCCGTAGTCACACCCTGGTAGGCGCGCCCAAACTTACTCCAGACTTCCGTTTTGTTGCTGTCCAATTCGGTGCTGTCCAGATAAAAGTCCGGATCCGAGCCATCGCCCACGATCACGCACACGCTTCCTGTCGCATTGTCGCCGGCATTAAAAGCCGTTACCAGCTCCATGCCGATCAACTCCACCCTCTGCTTGGCCTTGACAGTGAATACCGTGCTGTTCGTCTGCGGCGTGTCCACGTTCGTTTCCGTCATGTCCGCATACGTGAATGTCGCCACATGCGTCGCCCCGACAAAGCCGCGCTCCTGCTCCAATACCGGCCGATATGACGCTCCTTGTAATAGACTGGCGCCCATTAACAGAAATGTCATTCCCGCGAAAGCGGGAATCCAGTTGCTTTTTCTTTTCTTCATTATCCTGTTTCCTCCCGGTTTTCAGGTCAGCCCGGTCCGGCACTCGCCGGACCGGACCCTTCCTTTATGTCCTTGTTGTCCTTTAGGTCCCTTCCCTCTTAGCTCGCAATGTTCGCCATACATTGCCCGGTCGGATTCAGGCACTTCAGCAGATACACGGCGTCGTGATACCCGCGCGGCCCGCCCGATTTCCTCGGCTCAATCCAGCTTGCCGGATTGTCAAGGAAGCACAGCTCCCACATGTCCATATCCAGGAAGTAGCCGCTCCGGGAACTGTTCGCCGTCACGGCGCCGGTCCCTTCCGTGCATAGCAGATACCAGCTCGGGAATACCTTCACTTTCCCGGCATCGAACTCAAAGAAGTCCACCACGCGCATGAGCTTCTTATCCTCGGCGTCCAGGTTATAGCGCGTCAATGCCTGGGCTGTGTTCACGTCTTCCACATGCCTCTGCGCCCACGTGCTCATCTGCGTTTTGAGCTTGATACCCACATACCCGGTCAGGTCAACCGCCTCTTTCTTCTGCGTGGCCGCCGCCTCCAGCATGGCCTCCATCTCCGCCGGCAGGAATGCCGCCAACGTGCTTTCATACACACATGCACTGTTCGGCCGGTAATTCGCGGGCACCGGCTTAACCGATTGCGCGCTGGATGCCAGCCAACTGCCTACGCCGCGTGAACGATATGGCGTGGAACCCGACTCCACAGCCATGTCCACTGAACTCAACAGCTGTTTCTCGATCATCTGACCGAGCAACAGCGCGTCGTCTTTGGCCTGTTTGGCTTCTTCTTTCCCAGGCTTCACACCATAGGTATGCGTCAGGTTCGCCAATCGGCTTACCATCCAGCCTTCGGTCATCAGCCACATGGCATACGCCTCGATCTGCTCGCGGTTGGTATGCGTAAACGTGGATATGTCCGTCCCGTCCAATATGCCTTCAAACTTACGGTCCGGATATACCTGCACCGGCCATGAACTCAACATGTTGTAGGGCTTCTTGCCCCGCTTGAGTAGCCGTGAAAACGGCACCTTATCGCTCTGCGCGATAAAAATTGTGTCGCCCACCTCCGCCACTTTCAATACCTGATCAGCTTCATAAATTCCCGGCATAGTAATACCCTCTTTCTTGTTTAGGGGCCGCCCTGATCAGTCCGATCCGTCAAATCAGTCCGAAATGGGTCAGCCTCCAAAGATTTTTTCGAATTGTTTTTCCAACGCGTCCTTGTCTCCCCCGGCCGCTTGAAACTCTTTCGAATCAAAAGCGGCTTTCCCTTTGCTCCCGGCGCTTACCGGCGGCTTGCGCGTGGCGCCGTTGGTTTCCGGCAACTTCGGCGGCTTGGGATCCGGCGTCTTCGGCTTTGGTTTGCTTGCTTTCTCCAACCGCGCCTTCCGCCCCGCCGCCATGTCTTCGCGCATCAGTTTCGTGCGTTCCAACCATAACGTCCGGGCCGGTCCGGCTACGTCCAGCAGTTCATCCTCAACCAACGCTTCCCGCTCCGCCACTTGCTGGGGCGTCATGCTTTCTTTGGGGTCCGACCCCTCATATCCGTCCCGGTGTGTCCGTAACCACTTCTTCCACTCACGCAGATTTTCAAACCGATTCAGCGTCTTCGCTTCTTCCGGCGTAACGTATTCGGGATCCAATCCCAACTTCATTACAGCCAGAACATGCTCGTCCTGGATTTTCACTTCCAAGTCTTTGAGCCGCGCTTTCGTCTGTTCGGCTTCCGATTCCGCGTTCTTCCGCTTGATGTTGAGTTCATGGATGCGCTCGTTGATTTTGGCTTGCGCTTTCACGCTCAACCCCTCAACTTCGCCTTCCTTGATCTCATCTTCAGCGCCTTCGTCTGATCCGTCCGATTTGTCCGATTTGTCCAATCCGTCAGATTCGTCCGTCTCCGCCGGCGGTTTCTTGTCCAGGTCCGCCGCCTCTTGGCTGGCATCCCCTTCAAACCCCGCCGTCAGCCTTCTCTCCAGCGTGTCCACAGCTTTTCCGGTCTCGGTGGTAGGCTTCTGGTCTTCCGCCTCACTCGCCTCGCCCGCACCTGCTGCTACAGTGTCTTCAGCTTTCGCATCCATGATGTTCCCCCATCATTAAGGTTTATCCCTGCGCTTTGCCCGACCGCGCAGTATGGTCCCTTTCTGCCTACAATTTCCCATGCCTTCCCCCCCTACTCAATACCCCGCCCCGCCAAATGACCCCAAATGATCCCAAATGACCCCAAATCCCCCTCATTAGCTTGCCCCTAAAACGCAAAAAGTCCGGGGATTTTCATCCCCGGTCTTCCCTCAATCCGTCTGATCCGTCCGATCAGTCCGATATGCTTTCCTTACTTCTTCCTCGGCTGCCGGCGCGTCCCGCGATTCCCAACCCCGCGCCCACTCCCATCACGCCTGCGCGTTCCGCCACACGCGCCACGCCCACCGCGTCCTGCATTTCCCTTTGCCATCTTCCTCACCTCCTTTATTGTTTTTTCTTTTTCAGGTCCGGCGGCCGGCGTCTGGCGTTCGTCTTGCTACCCCCTCTTCCTCTCATTCGCCTTCTGCACTTCCTTCAAAATCTGCTCCTGCGCTTCGGCCAATGCCGCCATGCACCCCGCCCGGAATGTCCGCTCCTTGTCCGATATTTCCATTGTCATGATCAGTTCATGCTCAATCTCCTCCATCCCGGCCAGATAGGCCAGAATCGCCGCCAGTAACGGCGTCTCGGGATCCACCGCAAAGGCTTCCGCCATCTTCCGCGCGCCCATTGTCGGCTTAACCGGCACCACCCTATTCCTTTTCCAAAACATCATTCGGCACCCCCTTCGTAAATACCCTGATAATCTCTTTCGTCACATACCGCCCGCGTTGCTTCCTTCTCCACTTCACCCTATGCACCAGCCCGGCCGCCACTACCTTGTCCAAATCCCACTGCGATATTCCCAAACACCGCAATATGTCCTTCTGCCGACAAAACACCGTCTCCGGTAATCCAAATAATCCCATGTTTTCCTCCCTCCTTTGTCTTATCGGTTCCGTCCTTCCGTTTTCCGTCCTTCCGTCATCCTTCCCCCACCGGTTGCGCCCTGCGTAGCTCATTGAGCAGAGCAGGGCAACCTCCTCGGCCCTCTCCGCACTCTTGTCTGGCCTCCGGCGGCTGGCGTCTGGCGTCCGTATGAAACCCCGCCCCGCGCCTCATAATCGTTCGGCCCCACGTCCTCGCACTCGGCCATGAAAAAATACCTGATCAAATCAATCGGGTCCTTGCACGCCCCTTCCTGCCCATCCGCATTCATCCAGTTTTCCAACGCATAAATCGAATTCACACACTCCTCGCTCACAAAAAAATGCGGCGGATTCAAAAATCTTCGATCCGGACCCTCCGTCCGATCAGTCTGATCAGTCTCCTCATAATCCAATGCTGAGTTTATCGCACTCACTCCATCCGCTATGTCCGCCCCCGGCGCCAAGTAAAAATTCAAGAAAATGTCGTCAAACGCCGTCTGTAATGTCACCGGACGGTCCTTCTCTATCCGCGGCTCGCTTGCCGCCCGACTGTCAATAAACCTCGATGTAATAATCTCGTCCGCCCCTTCCGGTATGTCATCCCGCCATAACGCCAAATCTTCCTCCTTCGGATACGCTTCACGCCCTACGCTCCCCGCTCCACGCTCCATGTGTTTCCGCCAGTCTGCCCACCGCTCCAGCCTCGCTATCTCGAACTTGTATCTTAAATTTCCAAACCCGAATGCCGGCTTTTGCCCTTCCCCGGGTGCCCCGTCATTTATCCCGTCCTTCTTGCCGCTTGGTATTGCCCAGGGCCCCGGGATCCCCACGCCCGGTATCTCATAGTTGCCCGGCCATTCCCGATACAGAAACACATCCTGCCCTTTGCGCCTGAACCAGCTCATAAAATTGTTCCGATCCTTCGCCGGATCCATGAAAAAATAATTCGTCCCTGTAGCCGGGATGTCCTTCGCCTTCACTACATGAATCTTCCTGTTAAACTTCGGAATCAAAACGCTGATCGTCTTCTCCGCCTGCCCATAAAATCGCTCACGCACATACGCCTTGCTTTTCTTCCTCAAATCCGCCATGACTTCCTTCGGATTTCCGTAGGGATTGTCGCTCGGATTAAAAAACACCACCGCTTTCCTCGGATCCACACACCGCATCACCCTCGGCACTTCATCAAACACCCGCTCCGTCTTCCGTCCTTCCGTCTTCCGTCTTCCGTCTTCCGTAATCCAAGCCAGAACATCTTCTGGCTTGGATTGCGCCGCCAGCGCCGCCCGGTGCCCATCCACCGCCTTCCATAGCTCCCTGTATTCCTCCTGGCTTAAATGCAACGCCCTTGCCTCATCCGGCGCGCCACCGTCTCTCGGACACAAATACGCTGTCGTTGTCCTCACAATCGTCGCGCCATCCCCAAATATCTTCACGGTTGGCGTGTAGCCGTTTATCGGCGTGAACGTCAATATCCCGCGCCCGGCCCGCGTCGCCAACCGTAGCATGATGTCATCCACCCAATCGGCCGGTATCAACTCGTCCGGTGCCACCAGATCCGCCTCCATACCCTGCAATGCGGTGTCCTTGTTCTGCATGTAGTTCAGGAATGCCGCCTCGCTCCCGTTGGGCGTGATAAAAGAATTCTCACTGAATCCCGTCTTCTTCTTGTATTTAATGTAGGCCGTCAGCCCGGCCGTCTGCACTTGCCATTCCGACGGCATATATTTCCAGAATAGCGGTTGCTGATCCCGCACACTGCGCGGATCGCTCATGTGCATTGCATACACGCGCGCATTCTCCTTTTCGGCCATCATCTGCATACACCGCTTCGCCGCGTATTCGCTCTTAGCCGCCCGGTTCCCGCCCATGATCAGCAACATCTTCACCGGCCGGTCATAACCCAGACATTTCCTCATCCTCTCACAAAACCACTCCCACACTTCCCCGTCAGTCGGTTCCTGCCCGGCGTCTGGCCTCTGGCGTCTGGCGTCCTCAAGAAATGCCAGACGGCATTTCTTGAGAAAATGGCGGTCATAGCACCACCCAATCCCCAGCAACGCGTCGCACACATGCCATATCGGCGGCTCGTAGCCATTCCTTAGCGGATCCGCCAACTCCGCCTCAATCTCCGCCGCCCGCATCCGAAACAGCTTATTCGCCGCCACCTCCGGCGTCGTCCCCGATACACCCGCCTCCGCCTGGATGTCCAACCACCCCGGCGCCGGTATCCGCGCATGCCCCTCAATTCCCTTCATGTTCCTCCTTCCTCGATCCGTCTGATCCGTCCGATCGGTCTGTCCTAAACTCCCTCTCCATCCACCGCACCACGTAATCCACCACGCTGCTCACAAACGGCATGTCCTCATTCTCCGTCATGCCTTGCGGATCAAACCGCTGATACCCGAACTTCGCCACCAAGTTTTCCAGCGTCTCGCCATGTTGCAAACAAATCGAAACAGCCGTTGACCACGCATCCGCCCAGCCATCGAGCATACTTCCCGCCTCGTCAAACGTCAGAAATACCTCCCCGGGCCTCCGCCCTTCCGTCCTTCCGTCTTCCATCCTTCCGTCTTCCGTCTTCCGTCTTCCGTCTTCATACAGCCCCACCGTAATATAAAACTTCACCCGCTTCTCACCCCACCGTATCACCGCCTTATGTGTCACACTTGCCCGCGTGTCTGGTAATCGTTCTCTTGTCATTTCACAATCCTTTTGCAAATCACCCTCATCAATCCTTTCCACGTCCGCGGTCTGTGTGCCGTCCTGTCCACCTCAATCCATAATCGGGTTTCATTCCCCGCATCCAAACACCGCAAAGTGTGCACCCCTCCAAACATTGGACCAAAAAACACCACCTTCCCAACCTCCCTCGCCTCACGCACCGCCGCCAACCGTTTTCTCTCCCGCGCCAACACTCCCTTTCTGCTTCTCTCTAACAACTTCGCCCTGCGCCGTTTCCAATAATTAGGTGACATATGCTTTTCCTATATGACCTTGTTGGAGCGACGGACAATCGGGCACCGCAACCGCATTGCAAGCCTCTACGGCCTTTTCAATTTCCACAAGTTCTGCCTGTTCTACCTGTTCACTTGACATCGGACACCTCCTTCGATTTGATTAACACCGGCCGTTTATTCTTCTGTTTTGAGTATCATCCGCATCAACTCTGCCGCGACTTGCGGGACGATTGCATTTCCGAGTCCTTTAAGTTTAGCCACTCTGTCGGATACCCCATAAGCCAAGCGACCCATGCCGGATTGAGAGAACCAGTCGTTTTCGTCTTGCCAAGTGCAAAATCTTTTTTCAGTACAGTTGTTGTCAGATCGTCTCCCGCATGACGTTTGCCTGACCGATTTTCTGTCCGTGACATATCCGCTTGTCCCCCTTGCCTGGGTGTCGGCCACATCTTGACTTGATTGCTCAAGGTTATCTGGTGTCCTTTTTCCCATCGTGCTTTTATTTTGTCCGTATTCTTGTATTCCCCTCTGCCGCAAGCATCCGTGGTCGGTGTTCGCCACAATCCAAACTCTGTCGCGTCTGTGTTTGGCATCAACGGCGCAAGCTGGAATAATGACCGGCCAGCAGGTGTAGCCGATCCTCTCCAAGTCAGAAAGCACACGGTCGAGTTCCATTGTGACGATTCCACGCACATTTTCGCCAATAATCCAAGCGGGTCGTGCTTCGGCAATAACCCTAACCATTTCCGGCCAGAGGAAGCGGTCATCTGCCGCGCCGCCTCGCTTCCCGGCACAAGAGAACGGCTGGCAGGGAAATCCTCCGGTGAGAATAAAAGCCCCTGCGTATTTTTCGGACGGGAAGGTTCGCACGTCGGGGTATATTGGCACGTCCGGCCAGTGTTTTTGCAAGACTTTCTGGGCGTATGGCTCACACTCGCAGAATGCAATGGTTTTGATTCCGCACCATCTGGCGGCAAGTGCAAATCCTCCGATCCCACTGAATAAGTCAACATGGGTGTATCTATTTTCATTCATTTCACCAGCCCAAGTCGTTGCCGAATTGAATACACGCTCCTACACGCCATAAACTCCCGCTTGTAAGGCTCTAACTCGAACACCTTGCTACACTTGTATTGTCCGTCCTCTTGCAACGCCACGATCATTTGGTTTCTCCTGCGCCGCCTCTGACGGCGGTGTTGGAGCGACGGACAATCGGGCACCGTCGCACCGTGCATTGACTCCAGACGTTTTCAAGCACCGACTCGCGGTTCGCCGGATGCCGGCAGATTCGCTTGCCGTGGCACCGACCCGAGGCAAAGCG